TTTTGCAAAGCTCTTGTAACTTGAATATCAGCAACCGTTGAATCAGATAATATTGCAGTATATCCTAAGTTTGAATTTCCTGATTGGAAATTGCTAGTATTAGGTGCAATTACTGCGCTATTTCCAGGCGCTGCTAATGTAATTAATGTGTTACCAACAGCAATCACCGGAATGTTTGTTACTTGTTTTGGCAATGTTATTAATTTATATTTCAATGCCTGAGTTTCATCTGGTATAGCCTCTGTAATTGGCATATTTTCTATAATAGTACCATAATACTCAGTACCTAACGGATGATCAGGATTCCATAATGAATAGTCAATTTCGTCATCGCCTAACGCAAACTGTGAAATTTTAAACGCATTGCCGCCTTTTGCTAACAATTCTCGTCCTTTTAATGTTAATATTGCGTCAATTGTTACGCTCGAGTTATCTAGATATCCCATATTGTTTAAACCTTATTTCATATAAATATATATGATGTTATTTTTATGTTAGTACAAAACTACCTTGTTCGCCATTATTTTGATATATAAGTTGGTTTGGATTTGCAGTTCGCCATTCAACTACAGGTCCGCCGTCAATAGTTTGCAACGAATTAATATTGAAACTTGGCGATGATATTTTAGTACCGGAATATCGGTGATTGTCAATTCCGGTTGGTAAATAATTATTAACTTGCGCAAACGTGTAACTAGCAGTTGAATTTATTATAATTTTATATTTTGAATATTCTGATAATACACTTGACGTTATAGCCGGGCATACTGCCTCACTTTGCCAATATGGCGATGATGCTGTTATATATGTACTGCCAGATCTAACTAAATATTCATATGAATATGTTGTACCATCATAACGTTTTGCTTGTGATGCTGTTAAATATGCTTGCCATTGATCATCGTCTTGTGCGGTTATATTTAAAATATCACCATCAATAAAACCTAGATATTGTAAATATGCACCAGAAGCTGTTGGTGCAGTTTCTGTAATTACTACAGAATAACTAGAATCAAATCTTTTAATAGTAGGTAATATTGTTGCTTTGCTACGTTCTAAAACATTTGGTTGAATTAATATTCCAGTTATTTTATCAGTTCGAGCTGGCAATAATTGATTTAGTTGATTAAAAAATGATAAATCAAACAATGTAAATATTTTAATATATGCATTAATGTCATTTTTGTCCGCATATTTTTTCCAGTATGACTGAGCTGCTTGTATCAATCTAGGATATGCCGTTAATTCAGTGTCACCAGGATCACCAATATATTGATCTAAATCAGTGAAACCTAATTGCGCAATAATATCTTCGTCAATCATTGTTTGTGGAGAAAAATATACTCCTAATTTTTTACTATCTAATGGTGCGCGATCATATTGACTGCGTTCAGCACGTTTTTTAACATCCAATGTACCAATTAAGTCAGTTGATTCAATACGAATTTTATTATCATCATATGTTCCAGCACCCAATGATACAGAATCATAATAGTATGTTTCTTCAATTGAATCATACGGTGTAGATTGTGTCCAGCCTGTAAATGATGCACTCGTACTAGATGACATTGGTTGTATACCAACTAAACTACCAGTTAATGTGTGATTAATTTTCTGCGTAAGTGGTAATCTAAATAATAACTCAGAATATGCATCATCATTCCCGTCATATGCTGCAGGTGCTTTTACATGATTATCAAACGCAGTATCTTGCAAGCTTGATGACCATAACCTTAATTCCTGCAATTGCCCTACTAACCTACTGCCACTAACATTGCCACCTAATATAGCACTACCAGAAGTACCAGTAAACGGTGTTGCACTTGATGCAGATACTGCAGCAACAATTTTACCATATTTAGATTTTTTTACAATTAAATCACAATTTGATGAATTGTTTCGTAGTAATAATGTAGACCACTCACCATCAAATATTTCTATAGGTTGAGATGCAGTTCCATTAATTTTTACTACACCTTTATTACCACTAACAAATTCAATTGTAACCACGTTTCCACCAATGTTACACAAGTTCATTGTGTTTGGTATCAAAGGGTTAGTTACAACATTATCTAGGCGGAAACGTAGCTCAAATGCGTTAATAGGGGTATTATAATTAACTGTAACAGACCCAGAGGGACTAGTTATTAAATCTAACGCATAATCAAAATTTAACTTTTCATATATTGGTGCACGATCGATTCTAGGACCTCCATATTCATTGATTGATATCATTGATTGTGGAATACCATAACATGATAACAATGCTTGAACACTTCGTTTTGTTCCTTTGCTTTTTAACAGTAAAGGTAAATTATTTACAATTCTACGCCATACGGTATATGTACGATCTTTAGCTGACATTGAAACGCCATTAATCGAATTTGACCCGGTTTCTGGTGCACCATTAATATTTGTACCTAATGCATATGACCATAATTCTTGTTGCTGATTCCCATTAGCTAAAGTCCACCCAAACTGTTTTGCAACTGTATATAATAATTCATTTGGCATACCTAATTTAGGATTTTCTTCGCGATTATGAATTAAATTCATATGATTTACATACGAATAAATTATGTCATAATGATGCCCTAACATTCTAACAAATGTAACTAGTTGCTCACTGTCTGCGTTAAATCGTATAAACTCTGGAATATTGTATTCTAATGCATTTACATTAAATGAATCATACAATGAAGAAGATTCAATTAGCGTATTATACCATGAATTAAATTGTGAACTATTAACTGCATATAAAGTATATGGATATGTTGAATTAGATTTCGGAACCGGCTGAATATAACTGCCTGTTAAATCTGGATATACTGCATTTTCTTTTGCAATATCGTATGTAGTTAACTTAGAAGCAGATTCAAAATATAAATATTTTTCAAATGCATCAAAGCCACTAATTAATTTAGTTCGATATAAAGTATATTCACTTGAATTAGCAGATGCATCAGATCCAGAAATTTGTGATATAACTAAACTTTGTGATGCATAATATTCTAATAATTCTAATTTATACTTAAAATTAATTAAACGTTCTGTTGCTGAACTATAGAATATAAAATTATTAAAATCAGAATAATCAATATTTAATTGAATTCCAGATAAACTTCCTGAAAAATATGTATCAACAATCTGTTGTGATGTTTGAGTTGATGATCCTAATAAATCAGTCCAAGTTTTTAATCCTGTTTCTGATGATAAATTCAACGTATCTGCTGCTTGCCAATTTGGGTTGGCTAATTTATTAAATTGTTGTATAAATTCACGAGATGCAATTGATACTCGGTCAATGTATGGGTCTTTTTGTTCTTCAACGATCCAGCATTTAAAGTCAACATCAATATCAGCAGATAACGGTTCGTTTAATTTAACATATACATACTCGCCAATTACAACACTATTAATAAATAATACACAATTATTTCTACTAAAATTTAATAGATAATTTTTATAATTAGCCGAGTCTGTTTGTTTAACTGTTTGTGCAAACGAAGTGATTTCTGATAAAAACGTAGGATTATCTGAATCAATTGCTCGTAATCTTATTTCCGTACGATCTGGTGAAATTTCATCAATACGTAGTTGTTGTTGATCATAATTACCAATTAAATTTTTAAAGAAATTGATAACAAATCTAAAATTTCCTGATGTTAACTTTAATTTATTAAATTCGTCATATAAATTAATAGCTAATGGTTGAGCTGGAAATGTTATTGTTGCATTTGTTTTTGAATCGCGGTATTCTGGTATCTGGCTTTGTAAATTTATGCGATGATTACCAGTAATCCAACTATCATTTGCATATACGTGTAATTCAACGCGTTGATTTGCAGTTTGCTGATTTATAGCTGTATTAAAATAGACTGCTTCATTTGCATCAAAACTAGCAAATGTAGTTTTACTACTAGATAATCGCTCACCAGATAAAGACCCTGACGCTAATTGTATTTGATTAATATTTTTATATTGTGTTAACATTAGATATAAATGAATTCATTTGTTAAAGTTTTAGTTCCAATCTCGCGTATTACATCATTTTCATTGACTGACAACGTAACTCCGCCATTAATATCATATACTCCAGATGTATTAGATCCATATAGTGCCGGTGTAGTTGGTTTATCAATTACCTGTATATCCCAAAAACCATTTTCATTTAATGTATATGAGGTGTTACCTGCTACTGCATCGATAATATATGAATCACCAACAAACATATCATTAATATCTAATACATAAATCATATTCAACATTGGATATACATCTCCTATAGAAGTTGTAGTTAATATCGGTATATTAAATGGTCGGCTAGATTTAGACTGTCTACGTAATCTAATTGTTAATGCCGTTGCAGCATTTGTTGTTGATTTAAACTGTGTTTGTATTGTAAATTGCAGTGTTTTATTTTTACTTCGCAATTGATCAATTGTAGATTGTGTTAACGTATATGCGTTTGGTCTTTGTGTTTGAACGCCACCAGTAAATGGTAAGTCTCTAAAACCACTTGTATTATATGAGTCATAATACCAATTACTTGAATATGATGTATTAATTTTACTATATGTTATTATTTGATTATTATCATCTGTTAACAATGGTAATTTTAATTCAGTATTAATTGTATCTGATTCAAAATCACCTAAATTCAAATCAATACTAGCAGTAGCAGTTTGAATAACGCGAGTTGTAGCTGGAAATTTGAAATATTGAAATCTAGTATCCAGAACCTTTAAAACGGAATTTAAAGTTATTGTTGTAGCAACAGGTTCGATTATAAGCAGTGGATTTGTTTCACTGTCTTCACGAAGTTGTATATTACCCGCAGTATCCCTAGGAATAATACTGGTATTATTTGATGTTACAGTTAAATTACCACGATATTTTACTATCTGGGCTAACCTAATAGGATCTAGGTTTGATAAATTGAAATTTAATCTAGGTGTTATCATTATCTAACTACTTTAAAATATACATCATCATCAATATATTGTTCCGTAAAACCATCAATAATTTTAAATTGTAAACGATAATACCGTTCCGGCATAAAACCATTCATATCAATATAAATGTAATTGCTTGTGTTATCGCAACTTACTTTAGTATAAATATTGTCATATGGAATTATAACCTCATCTGTAGCTGCGTCTAATACCGAATAATATGTTGTTGTTGGTAATCGTTTAACGGTTTGTATTGGAAATAAATTAGTAGGAGATTTTTGCGGATATTTATCACGCGTATAAATACGTAATTTAACTACTTCTGTATCTCGATATTCTGGTTTTAATTTGGTATATACTGTATATGATTCTAAATCGGTTGCTGCTAATGATGATGAATATATCGTATCATTCCAATACATGGTTAATTTAGGTACATATATTGTATGAGTTTCTTTGCTAAAAAACTGAGTAAACCCAGTTACAGTATCATCTAATTCGTTTGAATCAGAAAATTTTAATAGGAATCCATTATTATCAATTGATTGACTATTACTACCACTTAACCATTTTAAAACCAAACTTGAAACATCAATTGATAAATCTGTAGTTTGATATGAAAATGATTGCGAAGCAGAAAAAACACCACTACCGGTACTATACAACCAACTACCACCCGCGCCACTACCTGATACTAGTATTCCAGATGTACCCAATTCAATTTGTTGTGAACTAGATATCCATAAATTACCTGATTGTGAATCCAATGACCAAGATGCATACGGAGTAGCCCATTGTACACCATTTGATATAATTGGGTTTGAAGAGGCATATCCAGTACCATTAATCCATGGTTGACCAGATAATTTTACATCAATTGTATATTGAGCTGGCAAGTTTTTTGCATAACTAGTATACAATTGCAATACAAATTTACAGTTTGCCGGTGATACAGTGTATTTTGATAATGAAGCTGAAATTTCAGTTTTATCAAATTTAATTAACGAACGAGACTTTTGCCATGTGTCGCCGTCAGTACCTATACGTTTACCTATTTCTAGTATTTCATCTAGACCGGTATTTGTTGTAGGTAAGCCTTCATATATTGTAGCATCAGCTTCAGGATAAAATATTCTAAACATAATATACTTTTAGTATAAATATTCAAAACTTAATAACTTACCACTCGACCTCGAATATCTTGATTTGGAAATTTTAATTCAAAAATGCTAGGATCTAATGATGGATATATAATTCCATTTTTAGTGGCAGATTCTAAATCATATACATTACCAGAATAGTTAAAAGCAGTATCGTACAAATTAATAAAATTAACACCAACTACATTTTGAACTCCTTTTATATTTGCAATTGAAGTTAACACGTCAGATTTATTAATTGGTTGATTTATTTGCCATTTATCAATATTAAATAAATCTCGCACAGTTGCGATACATTTTAATAAAACTTCGTTTGAATTGTAATTAGGCAGTGTTGTAATTTCAAAATCAATACCAATATTAATAATATAAGCATCTTTGATATTAACTGCGTCTGTTAGTATGCGATAATAACCTAGGTATGTTTTTAGATTTTCTTTGATTGCTAGATTGCATTCAATTAAATTTTTGTTTTCGTTAAATCCTAAAACATACATATTCATTGCTAACGGATTTGCTATAGTATTTTGTTGTGACTCTTGTTGGGATATTTGGTCGTCTGGAACAATATATGCTTTAGCAACACTACCAAATTTTGCTGGCATTGAATATACTCGAACAATGTAATCTTCTTTTGTAACTAAGCGATTTTGCGTTGCAAAGTTAGCCATTGCATTATTTTTAATATCTGTTAACGTTTCTGATGACTTTGCACCAGTAGCTGGAGTAGTATTATTAACAGCAACTGTCGTTTTAACAAAATTAATAATATTACCAGCCGCTGCTGAGTTAATATCAGTGTCATACGCAATTCTATCAATTTTCGTTAGCGTATTTGCTGAGACATTTTCACTTATTCCATTTGATACAACATATGTAATTGTTAATGTAGTATTTGAAGGAGCTTGACCATACGTTCTCGTATATAAAAAATTTGCAGGATCTATATCAACATCTACAGTACGACGAATTCCAGATAAACCATTTCCAACATTATCTGGATTTGGAACAATTTCTTCATCATTATTATCAGATATACCAGCACCAAATTGTAATTCTAAGCGATTATCACTGCGCAATCTAGTAATAAATCTTTTAGCAGTTTTTCTTAATTTCAATAAACTAGGAACATTTGATTGATATGTGGCTAAATCTGGATCATTTTCTAATAAATTTGGTACCGATTCAAATATTGTATCTTGTGCCAAGTACGGAACTTCATACCAATTGTCGCCATCACTTTCTGTAACTGAAACTATTTCTATAATATTAGTGTCATTTAATAAAACTTTATCATATGGTATTGGTGATCCAAAAGAAAATGTAACAGTTTTAATTTCACCTGACACTGCCCTTGCTTTTTTCTTAAGT